GCGTCCGACCTGATGACGTGCCCGCGCTATACCCATGTGATGAAGAAGACCAAGAACGAGATCTTGGAACTTCAGGTGGCTGGCCTTTACAGGGAGATCGAACTTCCTCCTCCCCAGCCTGACATGACGGACATTCAGGACAAGTACGACGAACTGGACGGAGAGCAGGCGGTTATCGAAGATGACGACCGGCACACCATCCTTGAGATGCACGTGACCATGAACATGCCGGAAGAGTTCGACGACCCTAACGGTATCGCTCGTCCCTATGTGATCACCCTCGACAAGTCGTCCCGTGAAGTTTTGGCCATCCGCAGGAACTGGTATGAAGATGACCCGAAGAAAAAGAAGCGGATGCACTTCGTTCACTACAAGTACCTTCCGGGTCTGGGCTTCTACGGCACTGGCCTCATCCACATCATGGGTGGACTGGCTAAGTCTGCTACGTCAATTCTTCGTCAGCTTATCGATGCTGGCACTCTATCGAACCTGCCTGCTGGGCTTAAAGCTCGGGGTCTTCGCATCAAGGGCGACGATACTCCTCTTATGCCGGGTGAGTTTCGGGATGTGGACGTACCGGGCGGTGCTATCCGCGACTCGATCACGTTTATCCCTTACAAGGAGCCTTCAGCGGTACTCTATTCGCTGCTTGGAAACATCGTCGAAGAGTCACGCCGCGTTGGCTCGGTTGCTGACATTCAGGTCGGGGACATCAACGCACAGGCACCCGTAGGCACGACGCTCGCTCTCATGGAGCGTTCGATGAAGGTCATGTCTGGAGTTCAGGCACGACTTCATGCTGCCATGAAGAAGGAACTGCGCCTGCTGTCGGACATCATCCACGACTACATGCCGTCCGAGTACGCCTACGAGATGGAAGGAAAGTTCAATCGAACCGAAGATTTCGACGGTCGTATTGACGTGATCCCTGTCTCAGACCCGAATGCTGCCACAATGTCGCAGCGGATCATGCAGTATCAGGCGGCACTGCAACTCGCACAGCAGGCACCGCAACTCTATGACATGGGCAAGCTGCATCGCCAGATGCTTGAGGTTCTTGGTATTCCTGACGCCAACGACATCATCAAGCTGAAGGAAGACATCAAGCCTGCCGACCCTGTCACAGAGAACATGATGATCCTGAAGCAGGAGCCTGTGAGGGCGTTCAAGTATCAGGATCACGAAGCACACATCGCTGTTCACATGGCTGCGATGCAAGATCCCAAGCTGCGCGAACTGGTTGGTCAGTCGCCCTTTGCTCAGGCAATCGGTCAGGCGATGTCGGCACATGTCACAGAGCATGTCGCCTTCCAGTATCGCAGGGAGATCGAGAAGATGCTGGGCGTGGAAATGCCCAACGAGGATCAGCCGCTGCCTGAAGATGTTGAGATCGAGATCTCGCGCCTTGCCAAGGAGGCGGCAGAGAAGCTGCTCCAGAAGGATCAGGCAGAGGCGGCAGCGCAGCAGGCACAGCAGCAGATGCAAGATCCTGTGGTGCAGATGCAGATGGAGGAACTCAAACTCAAGAAGATGGAACTCCAGCACAAGATCCAGATGGACACGCAGAAGCTTCAGATCGACGCCATGTCGAAGCAGGCGAACGTCGAACTGCAAGCGCAGAGGATTTCTTCCGAGAATCAGCGTGAGGGAGCGCGCATCGGCGCACGTCTTGCCACAGAACTGGACAAGGCGCAGCGGGATGATCGGAAGGAAGGTGCGAAGCTTGGTATCGAAATAGCAAAGGAGCTTGCTAAGGGAGATGGAGGAAACGCTGCTGGCGCTGCTCAGGCGCAGAATCGCGGAGTCCAAGGAAAACGTTGAACAATTTCTTGCTAGTGGCGGTGCCGACAGCATGGAGAAGTACAACAGGATCGTTGGTCGCTACGAGGCGATGACCATGATCGAGGAGGAATTGTTGGATCTGGAGAGGAGGTACATTGAAAGCTAGAACTTTTCTGGTAATGTAGCGATGGGAGAGCCTCGCGGGTAACCGCGCAAGGTGACTGTGAACCTTAAATCACTGCGAGAGAAAATGTACACGAACATGACAGCGACTGAGGCGCGCGTAGCTTCAAAGCTACCACAGCCTCAAGGGTACAAGGTACTCATAGCTATCCCCGAGATCAGTGAGAAAACGGATGGGGGTGTTCTCCTTCCTGACGAACTGAAGAAGGCCGAAGAGACAGCATCGATTGTCGGCTTTGTAATGAAGCTCGGCCCGGACGCCTACAGCGACATAAACAAGTTCCCGCACGGCCCCTACTGCAAGGAAGGGGATTTCGTGATCTTCCGCTCCTACTCTGGGACGAGGGTCAAGATACACGGGAAGGAGTTTCGTCTCATCAACGATGACACCGTTGAGGCAGTTGTTGAAGATCCAAGGGGGTATAGCAGGGCATGAACCAGACAGCAGAAAACCAGTATGACGACGACGACGACGAAGTAAGTTCAAATGAACTTGAGATCGAAGTCGTTGACGATACGCCAGATCAGGACAGGGGCAAACCTCGCCGTCCTGAGAACGTCGAAGCTCAGGTGCCTGACGACGATGAGATCCAGTCGTACAGCGAGAGCGTTCAGAAGCGTATCAAGCAGCTAAGGTTCGAGTTCCACGAAGAGCGCCGCCGCAAGGAAGAGGCCACTCGTCTTCAGGAGGAGGCACTTCGTTATGCGCAGCAGATCAAGGCGGAAAACGACCGCCTGATGAGGACGCTGCAAGACGGCGAAAAAGTTCTAGTGAACCAAGCCAAGGGCCGCGTTGAAGCGGAGATGGACAAGGCTCGTGCTGCTTACAAGGCGGCTTATGAGTCTGGCGACTCTGACGCACTGATCAAGGCGCAGGAACGTTTGACGGAACTTCAGTCAGAGAAAATGCGCTATGATGGTTACAAGCCCGTTCAGCGCGCTCCAGCACCGGCACCCACCTATGCCCAGCCACAGCCTCAGCCGCCGAAGCCTGACGACATGGCGCTGGAATGGGCAAGTAAGAACGACTGGTTTGAAAAAGATCCTGAGATGACGGGCTATGCTTATGGCCTGCATGAAAGGCTCGTGCGCAACGGAATTGATCCGCGCAGCAAAGAGTACTATAATCAGATAGACGCAGCCGTGAGGCGGCGTTTTCCTGAACACTTTGACGATGGGAAAACTGAGGATGCACCCCTTCGTCAAGCGGGCAACGTGGTCGCCCCAGCCATGAGGAGCGGAAAGACACCACGCAAAGTGCAACTGACCTCAACCCAAGTCTCGCTCGCCCGGAGGCTTGGACTGAAACCCGAAGTGTATGCGGCGCAACTTCTCAAGGAACGTACCAATGGTTGACAGAACACCACGGCAGCAGACGACTCGCGAAGCTACAGAGCGTAAGCGTTCGTGGCAGCGTTCGGCCATGATCCCGGCCCCCGAACCCAGAGATGGACTCAAGTTCCGCTGGATTCGCACCTCCTCCATGGGCCAGTCGGACAACACGAACGTCTCTCGGCGTTTTCGTGAGGGCTACACGCCTGTCAAGGCAGAGGACTTCCCTGAACTCCAGATTCTTTCGGACGTTGATTCTCGCTTCAAAGGCAACATCGAGGTAGGTGGACTGCTGCTGTGCAGCATCCCCGAAGAGTACGCGCAGGAGCGTGTCCAAGGCCAACTTGAGGAAGCTCAAGCACAAATCATGGCTGTGGATAACAACTACATGCGTGAGAACGACCCTCGTATGCCTCTTATGAAGCCGGAAAGAACGAGCCGCACCTCCTTCGGCAGGCGGTAACGCCTTCAGTTCAACCCCGTTTTAGGAGAGAGACATGGCCACAGTCGCCACTCCCTACGGCCTCAAGCCGATCAATCTGATCGGCGGTCAGGCTTTCAATGGCGGGGTCATCCGTGAATACAAGGTCGCTGCGAACAACTCGGCTGCGATCTTCAATGGTGACCTCGTTGCACTCAGCACTGCTGGACTGCCTTCGGCTGTCAGCGCAACCCCCGTTGCTATCAAGGTTCCCGCGACCTCTGCCGATGCTACGGCTGGGATCATGGGCGTCTGCGTTGGTGCCCGCTATGTGGATAGCTCGGGTCAGCCCACTTGGAACAACTACCTCCCTGCCAACGTCATCACCGGCGGCGGCTCGGACGTGCATGTCCTTGTGATGGATGATCCCGATGCGCTGTTCCAGATCAAGGGCAGCGCCGCTCTCGGCACGTTCAACTCGGGCACTGCTGGCTCGGGCTGGCCGGGTGCCATTGGCAAGAACGCGCAGCTTGGCTTCGGCACTGCGGGCCTCACCTCGACCGGCGTGTCGGGGATGAACCTGCTTGTCGGCACCAACGGCGCTGGCCTTGTCACGACCGCGACCTACGCTGTGCGTATCGTCGATGTCGTTCGCGGCACTGAGAGCGAGGCTTACCCGGAGTTCATCGTCAAGCTGAACGTCGGGGTTCACTCGTACTACAACTCTCTCGGCGTCTAAGGAGGGCTGAAACATGGCTATATCCCGCGCACAAGCCCTCAAGGAACTGCTCCCCGGTCTTAACGCACTGTTCGGTCTTGAGTACGAAAAGTACGAGAACGAGCATGCGGAAATCTACGAGACCGAAACTTCGGAGCGTTCATTCGAGGAAGAGGTAAAACTTTCTGGTTTTGGGGCTGCCCCCGTGAAAGCGGAAGGCGCTGCAATCCAGTACGACAACGCACAGGAGTCGTTCACCGCTCGTTATACGCACGAGACGGTGGCGATGGGTTTCTCCATCACCGAAGAGGCGATGGAAGACAACCTGTACGATTCGCTCTCGGCCCGCTACACGAAGGCACTGGCTCGCGCCATGGCCTACACGAAGCAGGTCAAGGCGGCTTCGCTCCTGAACACGGGCTTCACCACGTTCCAGTCGGGCGATGGTGTTACCCTTTTCAGCACTTCGCATCCGACGGTTTCTGGGAGCACCAACTCCAACCGTCCTGCGGCTGATGCTGACCTGAACGAGACCTCGCTCGAACAGGCTGTGATCGACATCGCTGCGTTCCGTGACGAACGTGGCCTGCTGATCGCTGCTCGTCCGCGCAAGCTGATCGTTCCCCCGGCGCTGATGTTTGTTGCAACCCGCCTCCTTGAGACGGAACTGCGTGTCGGCACTGCCGATAACGACATCAACGCGCTCAAGTCCAACGGGTCGATCCCTGAGGGCTATCGCGTCAACCACTACCTGACGGACAACGATGCGTGGTTCCTCACCACCGACGTTCCCAACGGCATGAAGCACTTCGTGCGTACTGCCATGGCCACGTCGATGGACGGCGACTTCGACACGGGGAACGTCCGGTACAAGGCGCGTGAGCGTTACTCGTTCGGGGTTTCTGACCCGCTCGGTATTTTCGGTTCTCCGGGCGTCTGATCTGTGCTATACAGGGAGACACCTCCCTGTTCGGCAAACTGGGGCCATCGTGAAAGCGGTGGCCCCTTTCTTTTGCGGTTGGATTGGTGTAGTCTTTTGTCAGGGCGACATCAGCTACGCAGACAGGGTGCCCACCTGACGTTGCACAGACTGCGTGGCGAATCCTTGTGCAAGGGGTATGGCAATGGCCAACACGACCTTCAACGGGCCGGTTCGTTCTGAGAACGGCTTCAAGACTATCTCCGTCTCTGCCACAACTGGAACGATCACTGAGATCGTAACTCTTGGTGCTGCGCCGGTTGCGCTTGCCGATGGCAACGTCTCGCTGTCGAATGCAGTTCACAGTGGCCGCATTCTGATCGTTCCGAACGGGACGCAGGACAACACCTACACTCTGCCCGCTCCTGTGGCTGGTGCTTACTTCACCTTTGTCTACGGCGGCGGCGCGGCTGATGCGACGGACTTCATTGTGAATACCGGCTCTGACACCAACTTCTTCATTGGGAACGTCGCGTTCAACGACACCGATGACGGGGCTGCTTCGGTTGTATTCTCGGATGGTAACTCCAACAGCAAGCTTCAGGTCAACGTGCCTGCTTCTGCTGTCATCAATGTTGTGGCCAAGGATGGCACCAACTGGCAGATCTGGGGTTCGGTGACTGGCGCTACCGCTCCCGCGTTCGCCGATCAGTGATAGGGGGCCGGAATGGCCGATGAATACGACGTAAACTCTAAGCGCGTGACTGGTACTGGTGCTCTCAGTATTGGTCGCGCGCGTATCAGGCAGGTTGTCACCACAGTCAGTGCCGCTGGTCGTATCACTCTGACCAACGGCAACGGTGGGACTACGCTGATCGACTTGGACTTCCAAGCAGCCGGGACATACGACATCTTCATCCCCGGCACCGGAGTTCTGTTCAGCAACGATCCCTATGTGTCCACTGCAACCAACGTGACGGCTGCGACAATCTTCTGGACGTAGGAACTTAGGATGGTTCGGGAGCTTTCATCCATCTCTCGGTTTGGGCTTACCGAGCCATTCGAGCTTCAGGTTGCTCGTGGGCAGATCACTGGCCACAGGTCTGTTGTTGTCTTTGGGTACAACCCAGACGTAGATCAAACCCGTGTCACTGTGTGGCCGCACACGGGGGTCATACCGTTCCCTGCTGCGGCCATTCAGATGAAGGTTAGCTCTTCCAGCGCGGACGATACTGCTGCTGGCACCGGAGCAAGAACCGTTTATGTGGAGGGGCTTGATGCAAACCACAGAGAGATCTCGGAAACGGTTACTCTGAATGGTCAGACAGAGGTTCTGACGACGCAGTCCTTCCTCCACATCAACGATGCGTATGTTGCGTCCGCTGGCTCTGGGAACTCTGCTGCTGGGGACATTTACTTTGGAACCGGCACGGTAACGGCGGGTGTTCCAGCGACGGTCTACGACCTCATCAAGTTCGACTACAACCGACGTATCACTGGCAGCTATACAATACCTGCCGGGTATACAGCCTATATAGTGCAGGGGCTTTTCTCGGCGGGGCAGGCAGGCGGCTCTTCGCAAGTTGTTGGTCGCCTGCTCAGGATAGGTGCGGACAACATCCGCCGTGCGGTCGCGATCACCACCGTCAACAACGGGGTAGCGGACTACACATTTGAGTATCCCGTTCCTATCCCCGAAAAGGTCACCGTAGAAGCTGTGGCGCGTGGAAGCTCCAACAACAACGAAGCATCTTCCATGTTTATCTTGGTGTTGGTGTCAAATGGCTAAGTCTCCCGCATGGACACGCAAGGAAGGCAAAGACCCTAAGGGTGGCCTGAACGCCAAGGGAAGGGCGTCTGCCAAAGCTCAGGGTATGAACCTTAAGCCTCCAGCGCCGAACCCGAAGACCAAGGAAGATGCTGGTCGTCGTAAGAGCTTCTGCGCCCGGATGTCTGGCATGAAGAAGAAGCTGACCAGCGCGAAGACCAAGAACGATCCAGATTCGCGCATCAACAAAAGCCTGCGGGCTTGGAACTGCTGAGGTTATCATGCCGCTGACCAAGAAGGGCGAAAAGATCAAGAAGGCAATGGAAAAGCAGTACGGCAAGAAGAAGGGCGAAGAGGTCTTCTATGCCGCTGAGAACAAGGGCACCATCAAGGGTGTCGCCAAG